GATGCAGCTAGAAAAGCAACTCCTAGAGTTACATTTTACGGCGCACCACAGATTACAGAATAATCCAGGAGGTATATAAACCATGGCTTTACCATTAAGAGAAGCGTTTACTGCCAGAAGCCTTGAAGTGATGTGGGATAACTATAAAGCATCCCTCGCACTGCCACCGTATCTTGGCAGACAGAAATTTGGAACAACAAAACAGGATTCTCTCAGCATTAGATACATTATGGGAGAAAATTCACAGCCGATCGCATTAAAAGCATCCAACTTTGATGCACAGGCTCCACTGAGAGACGTTGGTGGATTCCAGGATATCCAGAACAAAATGCCGTTCTACAGAGAGTCTTACATGACTACTGAGGAAGAGGAACAGACATATGCTGATTACCAGGCAGCTGAAAATTCCAGTCTGGCAAATCAGGTACTGAGACAGATCAGTAAAAAACCTATGATGCTGATTCAGGGTGCAATGGTGGTTCCTGAGAGACAGATTTGGGAGCTTCTGGCACCGGCTGACGGTGTGCCGAAAGTAACTGTCAATATCGAAGGCAAAAAGTACGTTATTGATTACACAGCAGACAACGGAACGAAGCACAAAACAGATCATTTCATCGAAATCTCCGGTGAAACAGACAAGTGGACAGCATCCGCAACAGCAACACCACTGGCGGACCTGATTAAAGCCAGAAGAGAGTTTGCAAAGAAAACCGGATATTCCCTGACAAGATTCTCCATGAACACAGAGACATTCGAAATGATTCTGAATGCGGAAGACACCAAAAAACAGGTTCTGGGAATCACTGCCTACAACGGCGGTATAAGAGTGAGACAGGAAGATGTTCTGGCATATCTGAGAGGATACGGAATCGAAATCGAAGTGTACGACAAGATGTACGTTGATGAATCTGGTGTTACCCAGTATTTTATTCCGACTAACATTATCTCCTGCCAGTCTGCAGGTGTATACCTCGGAGATTATATCTTCGGAAGAACACCAGAAGAAAGAAGCGGTGACAAAGCGACAGGAAATCTGTCTATCGTAGAAACTGGTATCTCCGTTTACACATATGCGACAGATCATCCGATAAACACACACTGCATCGTATCTATGATCGGTCTTCCATCTTTCGAGGGAATGAACAGCGTTGTGGTCATGAAAGTAGCGTAAGGCGGTGTGTGTATGATTGCAGACCATTTAATGAAAGTGAATGGTCGGTGGTATAAAGCGGGAGAAGAGGTTTCCGAATCTCCCGTTGACAAACCATCACCAGAAAAGACCAGATATACAAAGACGGAAATCAACAAGATGAATGTTTCAGAGCTTCGGAGATTGGCAGCTGAAAACGGTGTCAAAGATCCAGAGGGCATTAATGGAACAGACCTGAAATCTTATTTGATTTCTACGTTTGGGCTGTAAGGAGAAGAAATGGAAGTAACAGAATCAATCAAGAATTTGGCAACTGAATATTTTGATGACGTTCCGGAATTAAAAGGTCAGATTCCACCGAAACTTCTGGTTGATTTTGCTATACGAAAATATAAGCAAGTCAGAAATTTTCCAAAAGGATATACGGAAGAACAGATTGGAAGTGATCTTGAGGAAAACAAATCCATTATCGCTATGGCAGTGGTGGATTTGTATCTGAAGACAGGAGCTTTTGGTGAGACTTCACACAGCGAAAATTCAACAACACGTTCCTGGGAAAATGCTTATATATCCAGTTCGATATACAGCGATGTACTACCATATGTACATGCTTTATAAGAAGAATGTGCGTGATTGTTCGGATGTTTACATCTGGACGGTTGCAGGGCATCAGTCATTACGGGCGGTGGGCAGACTGATTTACAAAAGAATATGGAGAAAACATGCGCGAAATAATATTACAGACTTATATCATTTCTCTTCCAATTCTTCTTGGGTATATTGTGTGGTTGCTGAAAAATCAAAAGAAATATAGAGATGCAAACGGGAAAGGTACTATGTTACTTTTGAAGATTCAGCTGATTGAATATCACTCAAAGTACACAGAAGTTGGATATATTCCGTCTTACGCGTATCAAACGTTTTGCGAAATATACGAAGCGTATCATGCGCTTGGAGGAAACGGGATGGGAACAAAAATGAAAGAAGAGATTGACGAACTTCACATTAGAAAAAAGTCAAGTGGAGGTGAAAATTAATGGATATTTCAACAATGGGAACAGTACTCGCTATCGTAGTAATTACATATCTGATTGGACTTGGTGCAAAGCTGTGTCCAAAGATCAAAGACAATGTGATTCCAGTAATCGTAGGAGTTGCAGGTGGAATCCTTGGTGCGGTCGGAATGTATGTCATTCCTGATTTTCCGGCACAGGATATTATGAATGCAGTAGCTGTCGGTATCGTATCTGGATTAGCCAGCACAGGTGCGGATCAGGTTGTAAAACAGACCAAAAAGGCAAAAGAAGAATGATCGCGCTACAAGCGAACAAACAGAGCATGAAATACCTGATTCCCGGAAAGACGGAACCTGTTTATGAAACAGACGATGATGGAAATATCAAATACATTATCGTAGACGGAAGACAGGAGTCGATTGCGACAGGAGAGTATCGGATAACTGCCGGTGAAATCGTTGACTTTCGAGCGAACATCAATTCTACTCTGACAGAAGCATTTATCCGCGCATTCGGCGTAGATGATTCGTCAGACAAAGCAACGATTGTAAGTACAAAGAATTTTCTTCCATTAAAAGTTGGAATGAAAATCTGGAAAGATTCAGAAGTTTTGTATAAGAACGAAACAATAGATGCGGATTCTGCTGATTACGAGGTAATTGGCGTGAACACGGAAGCATTGAATGAGGATTGTTTCTTGCTAAAAAAACTTTTGCACAATGGGGGTGACTGACTGTGAAAAAGATATCTTTTGGATTGTCTGTAAAAAGCATCCAAAACGCTATCGAAGAAATTGAAGATTATCAGAGATCTTTCAATAAAAAAGTGGAGGAATTCGTCACCGAACTTTCTAAGTACGGAAGAATCGTGGCTATGGAAAAGGTACAGGAATCTCCACTTGGAAAGACAGTCACCTTGCGATGTGAAACTACGCCGGAAGAAATGGGATGTAAAGCTATCCTGATTGCTACGGGAGAATTAAAACAGGCAGAGGGACACGAACCATTTTCAACGTTGCTGGCAATCGAATTTGGAGCAGGTATTTTTCACAACAAAGTACCGAATCCAAAAGCAAATGAAATGGGATACGGTGTAGGAACATTTCCTGGACAGGTTCATGCGTTTGAGGATGGATGGTATTACCTCGGAGACGATGATAAATGGCACTATACGCACGGTGTTAAAGCAACCATGCCAATGTATAATGCAAGTGTAGAAATGGCGAAAAATGCCAAAAGAATTGCTAGAGAGGTGTTCGGAAATGGATAATTCGTGGGTTTTTGACTTAGAAACACGGATTTTCTCTATTGTCAGTTCGAAAGTAAATAGAAGGTTGAAAGAGAAATATCCGAACATCTTTTTTACAACAACTTCAAATCCAAAAGATGTTATCACAAAGTTTCCTACCGTGTACATCCATGAGATGCCGGGTTCGGAATCTGGAATCACAAAGGAAAGAGATAAAATCAACGGAATCTCATATGCAATGCAGATTGAAGTGACAACAAATGTTTCACAAAAAGAAGCAAAAACGGTACTGAAAGAGGTCGCATTTGCTTTTAAAGAAATGGGATTTGAAATCAACAGTTTCCCAGAAGCAAGTAACGGAACTTCTTATTACCGCAGCATCATGCGTGTAAAAAGGAACATAGGATCAAAAGATGTACTGTAGACAGAGCCTTAAGGCTCTTTTTTTATTTGCCAAAATGGCAGAAAGATAGGTGAAAACATGGCTATTACAAGTTATAAATCAAGGGTAATCTACAAAGAAATGACAGAAACTGACCCTACAAAAGCGGATTTCGCAGGTACTTATAACCTTTTGTGTGCTGCTAAAAGTATTCCGGCACCGGTATCGGCCCCAAACACGGTAGAATCCACAACACTGGAAGACGATGCGCAGACATTTAAGAAAGGTGTCAAAACATCTGACTCCAAAGAGTTTACTGGAAATCTGGAAAAAGAGTATCTGGATAACATCGATAATCTTGGTGATAAGAGTCTGTGCATTATGCAGCTGTATGGAAATGACGGCATCGGTGGTGAAGCAAAATACGCTTATGTCGGACAGGCTTCTGCTACACCGAACGATATCGGCGGAGTTGATGAAATTGTAGAAATGGGTGTAACGCTGATACCGAACACGGTAGCAAAGAAAGTTACAGACAACTACACTATCGTGGATAATAAAGACGGAACATTTACAGTAACAAAAAAATCGTAAGTCTCCAGAGTGAGTCAGCGCCTACTGGGGACTATGTCTACAATTACGCTGGCGATTAGAGAAAAGGAAAAGGGCGGTCTTCGGATCGCCCTTCCCGTATTTTACGGAAAGGGAAGGAATAAATGAGAAGAATCGTTATTAATGGAAGAGAATACGCAGCAAAACCGTTTGACTTCAATATGATCTGTGATCTGGAAGATCTTGGAGTATCTATCGAAGATATTGAGAGAAAGCCGGTATCTATCGTAAGAGCATATGCAGGAATCTGTATGGGAAAATCCGCAAAAGAAAGCGGTATCGAGATTCAGGAACATCTGTTAAACGGCGGTAGCTTTGACGATATCATGAAAGTTATCAGTAAAGAAATGGAAGAATCTGATTTTTTTCGCAACCTCGGGAAGGACAAGAAGGAGAAAACTCAAACGTATCCGG